TATCATCAGTATGCGATGATGCGCCAATGTAATCACGCAATTCTGCTGCAGTTATGTATGCCACTATGAGCCTCGCTTTTTGCGTGATGGTGCAGGCTTGGCTGGTGCGCTCTCTGTGCTCACTGGTGGTGCCTCAGGCTCCACACGCTCTGCACGCCGCCGAAATACCATATGCTCAGCCTCCTTGCTGGTGACGCTTATCACGTCACCAGCGTTGTAGGCCTTGAGCCTGTTATTCTCTGCGCGCACCAAACCGAGCAGCAGTTTTACAAGCACCAAATCACTCATTACGGATTGACCCCATAGACAAAGGCCTCAGCTTGCGTTACATCGCCACCCCATCGCACCGTGGTGAAAATGCCAGTCTGATAGTTGGCTTGGTAGAGGTATGGATTGCGCGAAATCTCCAGCCCCATGTTCTCGACAAACGCGTAGTAGAGCATGTTGCCAAAGATGATGGGCTTGTTGGTGGTACCCAGTGCAGCGATGTTGTCAGTGAGTGCCACGTTTTTACCGTAAAGGCTCTCCATGCTGCCTGATGGTGTCGGTGCAAAGCTAAAGAAATTGCCCTGCAATGCACGAATGGCACCGAGTGTGCTATTGCGCATGATCCAGCCCACGCTGTTGCTGTCATCGGCATACCATGCAGGCAGCTTGTGCGCAATGTTGACGATGTCCGCAGCATCAACGGCCGCAGCACCTGCAAGCGTTTCGCTGGTAGTGGCGCGTGCAAGGATGCCGTATGGCTGGCTTGAGCCAGTGCCACTGATCATATAATTGTTCAGGTGGCGTGCATAGGCTCGACCAATCTCGCGCGCCAAAAAGCCCTGCAGATCCATCGCCTCGTCACGCAATAGCTGATTGCTGACTTTCATAGCCAGTGATGCCGTGTAGATGGTAATCGCACTGCTGGCAAACGTAGGCTCATCAAAGTTTGCTGCACTAGCCTCAGCGACAAATGCAAAATCACTCTTGCTGTCCTGATCGGCGATGTTGAAAATGTCGCGGCTGGTGGTGTATCGCTGTACAGGCAGCTTTGCACCAATCCATGTCTCATCGCGCTTGTCTACAATTTGCGTGGCGTAATCCTCAGGCACCAAAAAGCCACCTTGTGAGCCTGTGCCCTCATTCATGGCAGCCTTGAGTGATTGACGTGCGCCAATCTCGTCACCAGTCTTGAGCCAGTGCATGAGTGCTTGCATGGGCTCATTGCTAAAGCCCTTGGTGGTAAGCTTCTTCGTTGCAGGTGCTTCAGGTGCAGCGATGACGCCACCACCCTGCACAGGCTCTCCAGCGATTTCCACCAGAGCCGCTTTTAACTCTTCACGATCCATAGTCGTAGTGTCTCCTACTGTGTGTGTGTGTTTGATATCTGCTGATGTGCTTGCAGGTGCGCTGTTGCCAGCCTGTGCATCTGCCTCTGCCATCTGAGCATACGTAAATGTCTTGGGCTCTGCTGGTGTCGGTGTGAGGCTAATCTCACCAATAATCCAGCGTTTAATCATCGAGCCCTCACGCTCCACTAGGTGCGAGAGCGCACCTGTGCTGAGCCCAAGTGCACCCTTTTTCACCAGCTCCATCACCTGCTGCACATACTTGTGCCTGCGATCGAGCTCTATCTCTACATCAATGCCATCATCAACAGGCTGCCACTGCTTGACCGTGCCTACCTGTGAGACGATACCGCCAAGTGCGTGATCATAGTACACAGGCATACCGACAAACGAACGTGAGCCGCCAAAATCGGTATCACGCGTAAATGTCTCATGCTGCAGATCACGGCCACCATATACCACGCCTTTACCACGGAGTGTGTACTCACTCGTGGCTTTCATGGCTTGGATTGATGATTTAATAGTTTTATGTTGCATATCCATAATCCTCTAATATCGGATGAGTGCGCGTGCAACGCGTTGCGCCATCTCATCACGCCATGACTGTGGCAGTGCATCGACAAACGCGCGGCCCTTGCGTTGAGCCAGTGCAATCAGTCGCGCCTTAAACTCATCAAACGTTACATTACCCTGATATCTACCCCACGATGAGACTGCTGCAGGGATGTCATCAGGTGTCACTACAGGGAAATTGCGCGTCTCAGGGATAACAAAATCGCCTGCTGGCATTTCCTCGCGCTCTTTTGGTGTGGTATCACGATCAGCCTCAGCGCGTGTGGCATACTCGTCTGCCATATCCTCACCTGTCTCATCATCTACAGGCTCACTCTCCTGCTCATCCTCATCCTCATCATACACGCCAGCCATAGCGCGTGCTAATGTGAATGCAAGGCCGTTATAGTCCTTGAGCAGATCAGCTAGCATGAGCTGTATGTCATATTGCTGCTCAGCGATTACCACAGGGATAGCTGAGCGCAGCACCTCAATGAGCGTATCATTGAGTGCATTGACGTTTTCGAGCACAATGGTGCCATCACTCGTGGTAGGTGTAATGCTGGCCTCAGGCACTATCATGCAAATCTCATTGAGCGTAGCAGGGATGAGCACGCCACGTTGAGCCAGTGCGTTAATTACCTCGTATCGGTGTAGCTCTGTCGTCTGCTTTACATCCTCGAGTGCATCACAGCAGATTTCCTGATCAGCGCAGTTATAGTAGGATGCGCAGGCCGTATACCATAGCTGCATCTGCCATGCGTGGATAAGCATGAGCACCTCTGCAGTGGTCTCAGGCATGGCTTTGAGTGATGGTGGCACTGGCTGTACTGCAGTGGCCTGTGCCTGCATATCCGTGGCACTGTCACTGTATACAAAACCATCGTCACCCATATCAATGTACATTTTCATCATGTCATCATGATAGGCTTTCGTGCGATCGCGCATGGATCGCAGGATTTTCATGTCCGCCTCGCTGTGTCGCTGTCCTGCCTTGGTGTTGCTCATCTCATACCTCTCTAAAATGTCACGAGCCCATGCATAGCCCTCATCTCCACCCCATCCATACCATGCCTGCCAGCCTTTACCCTGCTCATCCCATGTTGAGCCTTGCTTATCGACCTCGTGTCGGTCAAAGTAGGCAACCATGCGCTGTATCGTTTCGATGCTCACAGGCCTGCGCTGCGCAAGCTGGTTTGCACGCGCTAAGCCTACTGCAGTCATGCCACGCTGACTTGGTGGCTTTTCTCTGCGCACATCGAGTGCGCGCTGTGCGTTTGCTGCTACGCTTGCTGGTGGTGTGTAGGTAGGCATTAGCTAAATGCTTTCGCTATTGCATCACTAATGATGCGGTCTATAGTGCCATTATCTATCAGTCGCTGTGCAGCCTGCTCACCAGTGAGCCAGCGGCCTTGGTGTATGGTGGCTTGCTGATCGCCTATCACATATGGTGCATAGTGCGCTGTGCTCACCACCATCACACTATCAACACTCTCACGCATCACATACATGCTCTTGGTGAGGTTTTCACTGCCTGCAGCACGGCCGCCGCGCACGTATGGCACTTTGATTACGCCTTTGGATATCATTGCCATCACATACCTGCGTTGTTTTGCGCTCACAAACTTTTGTGCACCCTGCTGTGGCAGTGGTGGGATGTTATCGAGGATCTCACTGATAGCAAAGCCTGCCACTACCTCGAGCACATCCGTGGTGAGTGAGCGCATATCCTCGACTAGTCGTAGTGCTGCTGTATCTACCTCAATGCTATACGATGCCATCCAGCTCATCCTTATCGGTATCAATCGCCAGTTTTACGGTGTAGCCAAGTGCGGTGAATAGCTCTGCAAGTGATCGAAATGGATTATCACCAATTTCTGCATTACCAATATGCATATTCATAAAACCAAGCTCAGGCCCTGTGCCATCCATACGGCCTGTACGATTGTTGTAGTGATACTGCTCATCAGCCTTGGTAATATCGAGTGTAATCATTTGCTGTAATCCTTAATAATCTGCATAGCCAGCTCGAGTATGCTGCGATCCTTTTGCGTGCTATACTGCTGCACTCTATCAATGCTGGTGGTGAGAATCTCACTCCACTTGCCTACCTGCGACTGTGTGGCTGCTGGATATATACGATAAGCATAATCATTATCTGTAAGGCCTGTATATGTTTTATATCCTCTACTAATGGTGGTAGGCTTTAGGCCTTTTGTAGCTGCATCACCATATGCGTCAGTTTCTTTTACTCCATAGCCTAACTGGTGCTGCATAGCGTGCACTGTTTCATGCACTACTGTACTCATAGATGCAGTAGTGCTGATGCGCAGCGTTTTTGTGTCAGGCAAGTAAGTACCATAAGAGCTCCTATCAGTTTCTTTGGTTACTGTTATAGTGATAGGCGATCCATCAGCACGCTGTGCTGCCATACCTGTAGTGAGCTCAATAAATCGCTTTATTTCAGCATGTCTATTTGTCGGTATTGTGCTATCAAATGTTACTGTAACCTGCTGTGGATTATCACTTTGTAATCGTGGTAGCACTGCTCCAAATGTGTTGGCTCGCTCAGCAAATACCACTTTTCTCTGCTGCTCTATTTGCGCCTCTAATGTTTTTACATCTGTATATGCCTGTAATCGCACTGCCATATCAGTAGTGCTGTATATACGCTGCTCTGCTGCATCACGCTCAGTCTGTAAGCGTGTGAGCTCAGCCTGCGCAGCCTTAGCACTATCAGGCACTATATCAATCAATGCATCAATCATCTGAGCTGGTGTGCGCTGCAGCAGTGGCAGCTCTTGCTGTGGCTCAGGCACCTCAGGCAGTGCACTGGTATCAGGCTCAGTAATAAGTGATGGCATGAGCTGCAGGATAATCACGCATCTGCAATTCACATGCGCAGGTGGGCCATCAGGATATTTCACAGCCCACACATCCTCAGTGGTGCCATCCAGCTCCTCTGCGCACTCATCACACACCTCGAGATCATTGATGATGCGCCACACGCGTTGTGTGTTGATGCCACGCTGTGTGGCAAGCTGTTGCAGTGCATTCATCTGCTGTGCGGCAGCGCGTGTGGGCTCAGTAAACGCAATGCGCTGCGCACGTAAATCACCGAACATACTCAGCGCATTACGGATATCATCCGTGGTGTAGCCCACAGTGCTCTGTGCCTGCTGCACTACGCGTGCGATATAGTCGCGCTCAGTCTCGCTGAGATCCTGTAGAAATGGATTCCAGTAGGCTGATAGGTAGCTACTCTCTACCTGCTGTATTGCTTGCTCTACTAATTGCTTGCTCTGTGCATTTGGTATGCCTGCAATCGGTGTGACACGGTTTGCACCAGCTCTGAGCACAGCCTGCGCCACTTCCTCAGTGAGGATGTTACGCAAATCGGTATCAATGCGCGTGTAATCTCCAGCAGCAATGGCTGCGGCCGTGTCATCCACGCGCGCAGCCAGTTTATCTGCTATCAGCCTGTATACTCTGCGCTCATCAGGTGTGAGATCACTCAGCGTGAGCTTGAGCCACGCAAACAGCTGAGTTACATCAATTTTTTTTTTAGTGCCTTTGAGCTCGAGCTCTACATAGTCGAGCAGGTAGCGTGGCAGTACATCACTTTCAAACGTGGTGCCTGCTGCAGTGCCTTTGCTCTTTAGTCGCTTGAGAGCCTTGCGCTCAAATGCACCTAATTCTGCACTGCGCTTGGTGGCCAAATCATTAAGGCTCTCATCTACTACTGCATTACCACTATCCTCACTTACACCAGTTGCATCAGGCTGTGGGCCTGCCTGCTGTAATCCGAGTGCCTCACTCACATCCTCATAGCCTAGTCTGTACTTAGCCTCATCAAGGCTCATCCCTGCCTGCACTAACTTTACAAGGCTATCAGCGCGCGCTGCCTCATCCGTTTGGAATACCGATAGCTTTTCAGGCTGAAAGTAGATTTTATACTTGAGTGGTGTCAGTAGCTGGCTATTGAGCACACGCTCATAAAATGCCAAGCGTGGCACAATCGTCTCACGCCAAAATGATTGACGATCGCTATCAGCAGTGGCATAGTTTGCTGCACTCGCCTCGAGCATGGTGCGTGGCACACCAAAAGTAGTAACGATGTTGGTAGTAGTGCGCTCCTGCAGTGCCACCAGCTCCAAATCTTTCAATGGGAATGTAATGACTTGCGCATTAACCTCGCCACGGAAAAAGAATGTTTTAAACGCATTTGATACGTTTTCAGCATAACGGCTCCACGATGATTTAAGCCGCTCATACTCAGGTGGCGTGATGCTCTTATCTAAGCTCATCACCAGTGCAGGCTGTGCACCATGCTCGAAAAATGCGCTACTAAATCGCTCGAGGTAATAGGCTAAGCGTGCACTCTGCAGTGCTACCTGTGCTGAGCTAGTGCCTGCATGGATATCATCCTTTACGCTTGGCTCTCGGAAATAGACTACCTCGCTGATAGTCCATGGGCCAAATGTGCGCGAGCCTATCTGCTGGCTAAACAGTACACCAGTCATGGGATCGCCATTGACAATGCGCGACTCATCAAACGTAATGCGCACACTCTGTGGCTGCAGGTATTGAAAGCCATACAGCACACGACCACGCATTAAGCGTAGCCAGTATGCATGGCCAAATAAGAGCAACGCCTTTTCAGTTTGTTGGATTAGGCTCTCAAGCGGCGTGACAAATGGATAGTCTACATACACACCGTTGCGCTCGAGCTGGTATGGCACTGTGCCAAGTGCCTCGGCGCGTAGATTGACGGCTCGATGCAGCATAGGCACTTTCTCATACGCATCGAGCGTATCATAGAGCTCTCCTGCTTTTTTGGCCACACTATACCAGCCAGGTATAGCCTCGATCGCTTTAAAATCTGCCATAGCACCTATCCTCTATATAAAGTCGTATAGCGCACTACCTGCACCAAGCATCGCCACGGCACCGCTCACTGCATCCACCATATCATCATGTTCACCATGGGGGAACGCCGTGGCCTCGTCTACAAACTGCCTCACCCATTCACCACCCACGATGCGCACCAGCCCACTCTCAGCGCGGGCCGCCCATGGCAGTGCGCGCTGCACCTTATCCTCACGTACTTTATAGCCCATTATGGCAATGTGTGCTAATTCAGGCAGACGCTGTAGCTCCTGCACCACAGCAAGCCCATGCATCGCCTCTTCTACCACTTGTGTAGTATCGTGAGCCTCTTCACGCATGATACTGATCATCACTCTGCGCACATCAGGCCACACGGCTTTCATCCGTATACCATCAGCAATGTACATGTGCTCATCATCAAATGCCACGCGTACACTGGCTGTATAGTCTGCAGCCTGCTTAACGGATGCAGCGAGATCCCAGTAGCGCACCCACTGCAGGCCACTTGGTGCAGCATGTACCACACGTAACCACTCACGCTGTATCATGCTGCCATCGGTATAGTAAAACTTGCCCTCAATTTCACGCTCACGCCACTCAGTGGTATAGCGTGCCTCGAGATCATCCACAAAGCCTTCAGGCAGGTGAGGATTGCTGCGCGTGCTTGCAGTGATGAGCCCTGCAGTATCACGGCTGAACAAATCGTATACCCAATCCTGCCTATCAGGATTCGGTGTGGTGGTGAGCCAGCCGCGTGCAGGCTGTTTGCGTAGACGGCCAATCATGATGCGCCACACATCCTGATGCATCTGCGCTGCCTCATCGAGCCAAAACCATCCGAGATTCGGCCCGCGCAGTTTATCAGGATCTTCAGCACTACGAAATAAAATCATGCTGCCATCAGTGAGCAGCCATTTTTTTTGGCTAAACACTTTGACGTGTTTATAGCCAATCTCCTTGAGTGCAGGGATGGTAGCATCTTCAAGCATGCGGTATGTCGGTGCTAACACCATCCCCACGCTACGTGGTGGCATACGAAAGCACTCAGCAGCACCTGCATAGGTTTTGCCGCTGCCAATGCCACCCACAAACGCGCGGTATTTGGCGGCATTGCTCCAAAATGCTTGCTGTGGTGGTGTGCCTGTGAGTGCTTTCATGGCACTCTGTGCACTCTGCTGCTGGTGCAGCCTTAGCCTATTGTGTGCACCTCGGATTATACTCACTCGAAATAATCTCCAGTCGCTTCCTGCTCGATGATGCGATCAAGCTCAAGCGCATGCGCACGCATGTCCATGCCGTATAAAATCGCCTTGGCTGCAGTGGCCAAATCGCTTGGCCTGTAATTCATCTTATGCATGCGCTGCACAATCTCACGCGCCATGATGCGGCCGTGGCTGATGAGCTCATCACCGATCACCATGGCTTTATCACGATGCTCTGATACCTGCATACGATACTGCGCAGTGCGCCGCTGCAGCTCAAGATTAAGCACCATCTCATCATATTGCCTTGCACACTCCACCCATCCGTGATTCATTGACCATCTGCCAAACTGGCTCACATGCTTGCCAAGCTTTTCAGCCGTTTTTGCGATAGTGCGATTCACACCAAGCATCACATAGGTGACACGCGCCTCATAGGCTTGTGCTGATTCATTTTCATACTGTGGTAGCTCAATGTGTGGCGTTTGCTGCTGCTGTTCGCTCATGGCACTACTCCAGTTTGGTGGTGGTGATAAAGCGCAGGATCAGATTTACGATGGTGAGCGCATAGGCAATATACGTGGCTTGCGCTTGGAGATCAGGCCACTGCATGATTGTGCTCAGAATGAGCGCAAGCAGTGTCAGCACGTTGATCCACACGGTTTTACTTTTGTACCATGGTTTCATCATTAGCCCCCCATCACATAGCGCAGCACCAGTGGCACTGCAAATGAAATAAACGTTATCACATACATAAATCCAGCCACTTTACGCTCAAGCTCAGTCACACGGTTATCGAGCTCTACAAATCGCTTATCACCAGCCTCGAGCCTGCGCAGCACCTGATCCACTTTCTCTTCAACGCGTGCAAGCTTCACCTCAAGTGATTCCACCATTATGCTCCTCTCAGTCGCTGTGCAATATCACTGCGCACTCTATCCATATCAATCATTCTACCTGGGCATGATTTTGGGCTTGGTACCTCTCGGTGTCCCATCAATGTGCGCTTGCTCACCTCAGTGATGCCACGCCACTGCATGAGTGCCACTACCACATCATACACAAGTGCCTGCTGCACTGCGCTCCACGGTTTTGCATCAAATGCACCTACTACCTCGATGCCCCATGTAAAGCTGTTCGCACCTGCAGCATGCACACCTGTCTCGTTGAGTGCTGTCATCTGCCATACACCGTCAGTGGTAGTGTTTGGTGCATGGCAGGCAAGAAACAAATGCGGCCCTGCCTGCCAGCCGAGCTGTGTGTAGTATGCCTGCATGGCTTGCATTGAGCGCACACCACGCCACTCAGTGGTATCAGGCCGTACAGTATGATGCAGCACAATCCCTCTGCACCATGATGCGATGCGTGGATCGTAGTTAGCTAAGTGTGCGCGCAATGCCTCTGCTGTGGGCCACTGTCTGATATCACTACGAAATGGCATGGTATACCTCACTGCTCACTACTCATGGTTATACCATACTGCCTGATTGTTTTCTATTGTGAGCCACTGGCTCCAGCATGGCTGGCTGGCTGTCCAGTGCTGCCACCCATAGCCATCATCCCACAGTCGTATAAATGCGCTGTACTGTGTGGTAGGCTCCCACTGCTCAGCGTGATCCATTCCCATGAGCCACAGTGCAGTGCGGTCGTTGAATTGCCATGCACCACCATCAGCAGTGGCACTGCGCGCTGTCCAGCTGTACGTACCATAATTCCAGCCGTCACCACTCTCACAGCTAGCAATAGCCATAGCCTCACGCGTGATGGTGATTGTAGATGCATGGCAGGTACCTGTGTGACAGATGAGTGCAATAAAGAGTGTGATGAGTATGCTCATATCCTGCCTGCCTTGCGTAGTATCTGTATGGCTTGCTTGCGTGTGTAGTGCCCACGCTTTGGTGTGATACGCCGTGGCGCATATAGTGCATCTTGTGCTTGTTTATTCTTTCGCATCTCGCGCTTGTAGCGTGATCGCAGCATGGTGCCATTGCGGTATGCCATGATAATACGCATCATATCGACATGCAGCATAACGCCTTGCGGTATGAAAAATCCACCAGTATGCTCTGTCATCACTTCACCACTTTCTTTATCAGTGCCACCAAATCATAGATATACATCCGTACATCAGGATCAGGTGCAGGTGTAGGCCACGATACAAAGCCAAGCCTATACAGATAATTAATATCCTTGATTTTCTGCCATACCAAATCAGCCACCTGCTGTGGCGTAAGTAGCTGGCTCACCTGCTGCTGCAGTGCCTGTATCTGCTTGGCCTGTGCGCTGAGCTGTGCCTGCAGCTCTTGCGTTTTACTCTCTGCAGCAGTCGCGCGCTCATATGCGCTGCTTGCCATCGCTTGAGCCTGCTGTGCTGTGCGCTGCGCAGTCTCGATGCTCATCTTGAGCCCTGCTACCTGTGCCTCATTCACATCCACGATAGTGCTGCTTGGCTCATCACTTGGATCTATGTAGCCATCAATGCGTACATACCACTGCTGCCACTGCGCATCAGTGTACAGCAGGTACAGTTCTTTATGATCCACCATCAAACGGCCTGAGCCATCTGCACTAAAAAACAGCTGCTGTGGTTTGCTGTGTGGTGCAGTGCGAAATAAGTACACGCCCCATGGCCCACCAGCTACCAAACGGCCGTAAATGGTTTGGTATACGGCTCCTGTTTTGTCTACCACCATACTCCACTGCTGACTAGGATAGTTTGGGTATACGGCTGGTGGTCTTGTCTTACTCATCGTGCTAACTCCTTTACACGCTGTATCATCTGCTCACGCTGCTCTGTCGTAATCTCGCTGCGATAGCGTACCTCATAGTATGGCATACGTCGCCTCATCTCATCTGTATACTGTCCAATCGTGTACAGCGTATCGAGTGTGTCATCCTCAATCAGTCGTATCACAATGCCATGCGCAAATATGGTATCTGTACTGCTCATTGCAATACTCCTATCACTCTATACGCCTCATCCACACTGCGCACATAGTGTGCGCTACCTCTCCATAGTGTATGCCACTCTGCTTGACGCTGTGCTGTGCCTGCCTTGGTGTAGCTTTGCGGCGTTTTAATCTCCATCAGGTAATTGTGGCCACGATAGCCCACAAGGATATCAGGCACACCACCACCCACTGCAGCGAGATCGCAGACTGTGGCACCTACCTCACGAAGTGCTGCCACAATCTCATTATGTACACTATCACGCTTCACTCTCTTGGTAAATGCCATTCAGATACTCCAGTAGTGCAGCCCACTTGGGATGCCAGCTATGTGCCTGCAGCCACTCTATAAACGGCTCACGTAGCCACACATTTGGCCGTATGCGCACTGGCTTTGGCAGTCCATTGTGCACATACGCATGGTGCAGGCTTCTGTACACACTCATATCATACTGCTCAATCACTGAGCCCACGATGTATCTACTGCGCTGCAGATGCCTGATGTAATCTGCATACGGCCCGCGCGCACCTGCATACAGCAGGTAGCTATGGAGTGCGAGATACCTTGCCATCTGCTCACGATCATAGATACGGCCTGTCTCGATGCGTAGCACTGGCTTTGGCATGTGTCTCACTTGATACTCAGTGCAGCCTGCAATCTGCCTCAGCTCAGGTGTGGTGATATAGTCGCTCATTGCCTGCGCATAGATATCACGCACCCATGGTGCAGCCTGCGCGATGGTCTCATACAGCCTGAGCACATTCCCACGCTGCAGCCATGCAGTGGCCTCATCATGGTATATGTGGATGCGGCCTGTAGGTGCGTGCAGGTGTCCATCATGATGTGCCAGCATGTTGCGCAGCACCAGTGGATCTATCGCGCAGTCTGCTGCAAACTGGTTCATGGTGTAGCCGATGCACTTCTCAGCACTGAGCCCTAAGTGACGGATGCGCCAACGCACTGCAGTGGCCGTGGTGCCAAGATGCTTAGCCATGGCTGTAGCACTCTTGTGGTAGGCATTGAACACCACATAATTGTCATCTTTTTGCGACCACTGTTTATTACGATAGCGCAGTCCATAGCGGCGCATCCAGTGGTATATGCTTGCCATGCTGACACCATGCGCTGCTGCGATTTGCTCAACGCGCTTACCAGCCTTGAGCTGCTTGGTTAGATACGCCTTATCCTGATACTGGTGCCCATATCGCTTACGCATGTGTATCACCCTGCACAAGTTTTACGGTTTTAATATGCGTATATACACGCTTGAGATCACGCTGGATGCGCATGCAGGTGCTTATGGCGTCGCCTTTCTGTATGGTGCGCTCAAGCATGCGCACAAGCTTATCACGCTCTTTTGCACGCTCAAGGCTTTTCTCATACGGCTCATACACTGGTGGCTGAGCCAGCTGCTGCTGTGCTATCCAAATGTTGGACCAACGATCCATATCCTCATCACTGAGTGCCTCGATGTGCGCCACGAGATCCTGCTGCAGCATGTCTGCACGAGCCGTGAGCCGTGAGAGTAGGCTCTCATCCTGCAGGCAGGTATTACACACGTTGACAAAGTTACTGAATTGCGCCACGCTGAGCCACTGACTGCACGCTGCGCACTGTGATTGTGTCATTTTCATCGCATTACTCCTCACTGGTTGACAAATACACACAAGGTGGTTGACAAATACACACAAGGTGGTTGACAAATACACACAAGGTGGTTGACAAACTGGTATACATAGTGGTTGACGGTTGACAACATACGAGATTACTGCATTAGAAAGCCTCAAACGCTTGTCAACCACCTAAAATAGCCCTGGTTGACAACGGTTGACAAATGTAACCCATGTAAACCATGTAAACCACTGTCAACCATGTAAACCACTGTAAACCACCATAATACCTATAGAGATATAATTATCTCTCTCTTACTGTGTTACTACTACCTCATAGATATCGTTATGTGCAGTAGTGGCGATATAGATCACTCCTGATGGCACATAACGTGCAAATGTGATGATAATCTTACCCTCATAGCCAGTATGGTCACGCACTGCAGCCTCACACGCTTTCGCGCGACCTGCTGCCATCACATCATAGGTAACGCCATCTACCTCTACTGTGTATCGAGCTGGCATAATTCCTCCCATATCCTATCTGCCTGTGAGCCAATGCCATAGACTGCACAAATCTGTGTAAACGTGGCAGAATCACCTGCGCGCCACTTCTCCTGCAGCTTTTGCTGCTGGATGAGTGGCAGTGTGTGGAGAAAGAGTGCAGGCTGATGCGTTGATGCCTGCACTGGCTCAGCAGGTGCATCATAGCCAGCAGGATAGCTACGCTCCTGTGGTGCGTAGTACTTGCCTACCTCATCCTGTGCAAGTGCACCAAGGCCACAAAGCTTCTGCAGCAGCTTGTGCACTGCCTGACGCGATTTGCCTGCCTCGTGTGCGATATCCTGCACACGCATGTGTGCACTGCCAATGATTTTGAGGATAGCCATGCGCTCATCACTCATGTATGCCTGTGCAGGATCGCTCTCCAGCTCATGGCTGGATGTATGATCATTCCATTTGAGCACACGCTTATCATCATGCTCGATGTCACGGCCGCGCACCATTAGCTCGCTGTGTGTCTCTTTGGTAGGGATGCGTGAGAGAATGAGCATACCAGCCACACCACCCACCAGCCCTGTTGTACCTGATATCTCATCAAATGCATCCTCACTCCTGCTCTTGCGTGTGTGGTGCACCATGAGAATACAGCAATGATGCTTTTCAGCCAGCTCATTGTATGGCTTGACTGCATCATAATCCTCAGTGTAGGGATTGCCATGCTTGGTGCGTGGCGCGCGGATGTTTTCGAGGATATCAATCACCACAAGCGCACATTTATGCTCTGTGAGATAGATATCCAAATCTGCGACACCCAGCTCACCACGTTGCCATGTGTTCGTAATAAACATGTTGGCTGGCTGACCCTCATCATCACGCTCCATCTGCTGTAAGCGTGATTGCATGCGCCGCTGATTACTCTCGAGATCCATATAGAGCACTGAGCCCTGATGCGTGGCATACTGGCCAAATACCTTGCCACCCATAGCCACAGTGCGTGCGATGTGCGTGGTGAGCCAGCTCTTGCGGCTCTTCGGCTTGCCTGCGAGCACAAAACAGCCCTCAGGCAGGATATCCTCTACGATCCACTTGAGTGCAGCAAATCGCTTTTTATCCAAATCTGCTGCACTGATGGTATTAAACGTGGTTTTATACTCTACCTCTTGTGATGGTGGCTTGAGCGTGAGCAGCTGCTGCATACTCTCATGCTGATAGAGCTTGCAGTAATCTGCGATATCACCACCAGCTCCAAGATTGAGATCCACGGCATACGCGGTATAGCCAGCTAACCGTAACTGGCTCACCAGCTTTTGGCTCGCTGTGCGGCCTTTTGCATCACAATCAAGTGCTACGATGATGGTACCTGTGTAGAGTTGCTTGAGCTCATCCAGCAGGCTTGCTGGTATAGCATTCTCTCCACCACCTGCCACAGTGAGCGCAGGCACTCCATAGTGCATGGCTACTACTGCACTACACTCACCATTGCAGTACACGAGTGGCTGACTGGTCGCGCGAGCCATGCGCACTGCCTCACTCATCAGATACCAACAGCGTGTGAAGCCTTTCTCATTGATGTACGTTTGCTCATCTCGATAATCTAAAAAGCGATAGCGCGGGCCGTGTGCGGTCTCAATCCTGAGCGCAGGCCGTCTCATATACTTTATTTCACTCCATCCAGCCTGCTCGAGCACTTTCCACGCTACACCATGCTGTGCTGCATAGTCGCTACCACTCATGTAGCTGCGCTTGGATGTGGTCGAGCGTGTGTAGGTGATGCCAAGCGTATCAGCCAGCTGTGTGAGTGTGCCACTCTCACCACTCACATGATCATGGTAGGTGCCACCACGCTCATCAATCTTGATGCTGAATGAATTGCTATCACTGCCTGTGCGTAGTGGTGAGTTGCATCGGTATTGCGATTTGCTCGCATCGTAGGCGATGCCTAAGTGCTGCAGGATTGCCTGTATGAGATTCATACGCGGTAACTCTCATCCGTATAGGCATACGTGCCATAGTATGCACGCATGCGCTGCTGATATCCTGCCACGCCACCCTGTGCATCAAACCATGTGAGCCAGTGCTCAGCGTGAGTGAGTGCCTGCGCAATACTCTCATGCACTGATGGTGCAGTAGGCACACGGCCAAGGAAATAGATATATATGTCATAGTGTCCAGCAGGCCCAAACATGGTGGGCCGTATCTCTACCTCATAGCCTCTGATGGTGTGTGTGATCGCGCGTCTCATGCGTTTTCTCTTTCGTGTGTGTAGGCACAGCCTGCAGCAGGTGTGATACGCGGGATAGGCACCACACCACGTAGCTCTTTACCAGTGGCCACAGTAATCACACAGCCACACTCGAGATGTGTGGTAATGCGCTCAATGGGCCGATTAATCCACTGCTGATTACTCGTGTAGGTACCTGTGATGATAGCATGGATATCTGTGCCTGTATAGATATCAGTCATCTGCCATACCACATCAATGATCATGCGTGTGGCTGTAGATATGTCATAGAGCTGGCTCATACGCTTGAGCCCAAAATACTGTGAAAACATCATTTGTACCTCCTCGATGTGGCTCAATATCGTTTGTAGGTGTGGGATGCCAGCAGTATACAGCGCACTTTCATATACCCCATACGAGAGTGCAAACAGGCCCACTGCATAATGCTGTGCACGCCACTCTACATCAGGTAAATCATCAAGAGAATCACTGCGCTCATAACAAAAGAGCTGGCGATCCGCTGAAAAGTATGTACGGATATAGCCTGCATACGTCTCATAGGTGCATGAGGTATCTGCATAGAATGGCACACATAGCCCACTAAGCCATGCATCCACTGGTGACATAGCGCACAAATCAGCAATGTTATATGATATCGTTGTATTAAGCCATACATCATTAACTGCAGGAAACGTGATACTATTGATACCGCGCGTCAGTGTAATATCATAAAATTGCGTGCCAAGCCTGCGATCACTCTCACGTAGCGTTATCTGCACACCAAGCAGCACACCAGTGTAGTGTGTGATAGTGCCTGCATCATTGCGCTCGATCGTAAATGGTACATTATGCTCACCAATGGTGATATGCCCAACGGTTTGCAGTGGTTTTGGCTTGACTGGCTGCAGGATAAAATCACCTGTAGAAAAATCGCTCATCGTAGTAGCTCCTAAAAATCTGAAAAGTGTTTGTCTATGTGCTTTTTAACACGGATTATGAAAGTGATAGCCCACACCATCACGATTGCGCACACAATGCCAAATGGGACCAAAATACACATCCACCAGCTATCAAAAAATGCTTGCATCATATCCTCTGTGGTATACTACTCATGGTATCTCGTGGCGAGGTATCACCAAATAACGTACAGAGAGCCCACTGCAACGCGCGATGCAGTGGGCTCAATGTTATCCTAAAATGCGAGCTCCTCATCATCCTCATCAGCTGCTGCGCTTGCGCTGGCTGGTGCATCTGCGCTCTTGCGCTTTTGCTTGTGCCACTCAGCAGTCATATACTCATTGTAGATATCCGTGGCCTGTGCATAGAGCGCATCACCCACATACAGCGCATCAATCTCCTGCTCTGTGGCCTGCTGTGCGATCCCTAACGTGATGTCATGCAGGTGCGTTTTTTGTGTGCCACTGCCTACCTCGACAAATATCGGCTCATGCTTTTTGTCATAGGCTCCACCGATTGAGTGCCAAAATGCCCACGGCTGCAGTGTCATGCCAGCCAGCTTGCTTGCCACGCTGGTGACATACTCATGCTGCTCTGCAAAGCATCCGCGCTTGTAGTGTGTGATGCGTGATGCAGCCCAGCCTTTGCCTGTCATCACAAGAGGCTGATTATAGCCCTCGAGCAAGCACAGCACCTCGGTGTACATCTTCATGCCTTGATTTGGTCGCCACTCGGTGTGCCATGTTGCCATGCCATCTACTACGCTAAATGGCTGCGAACGCTTGAGCAGTGGGATCATGTTGATGCGCACTGCCTCATAGCCATCCTCACCATACAGCGTGCTTGCTTTCCAGCCAGTAGGCAGGCTGTGAAAGCTCTCGCTCTTGGCATACCAGCAGCCTGCACTGCCATTGCGGCCCACTTTTAAGCCGTTATTCCAGCGAAAACGGCCAAGCCCATCACCCTCACCTGCTGCGCGCACTACCTGCACCTGTGATGCAATCTTCTTCCAGTTACTCATGATTTGCTACTCCTGTCATCCTTGCAACATACTGCTCAACTGCCTGCACTACCAGCTCACTTACTGCGACATTATCCCCACGACTATCACGCAACATGCGTGCGATCTGCTGCAGTGTGGCATACAGTGAGACTGGTATGCGCACACTCATCAATCTGCGTTTATTGTGCTTCTGCACCACTGGTAATCCTTTCTGCTGCACTTACTAATGCCTTGCCATGCGCAATGGTGCGCTCTGCCTTGGTGATGCGCTCACACAGCTCATAGTACTGATCCGTGTTCACTGCCTCTACGCCTATGGATTTGATGATTGCGCGGATGGTATCGCGTAGGATGATATCATCTTCGAGCTGGCTCTCTGCCTGTGCGATTGCATCACGCACATCTTGAATGGTTTTAGGCATTACTTTCCTCACTCTTGCGCACATCGTAGCCCTCACGAAATGCGCTCATTACGGTCTTGCGCAGCAACTCTGCGCGCTTTTGCTCGCTCCAGTGCATGAGCTGCACGAGACTGATACTGCAGCCTACTACACCAGCCATCAGCCCAAGCCCTATCAATAGCTCTGTCACTCCTCGCGCTCCTTTCGCACTGGCAGCAGATCCTGCCGCTCATCGTATGACAGCTCACAATCATCACCAGTGGTGCAGTCAGTCCAGCGCACTGGCTTGTCACCTACATACACCAACACACACCCACACCACAGCGTGTATGTTGTCTCATCACTCATCGCATACCTCGCAGTTTGTCGACCAGCGCACACAGCAGTGGCCACAATACGACACCTGCCACAATCAGCAATACATCAGTCATCATGCGATCACCTCTCTCACTTTCTGCCTTGCCTCATCCAGTGTGCGCGCAGTCAGGTACACTGCGCGCTCATCTGTCATTACGTCACACGTATAGAGCCCACTACGCTCGAGATATATCCAGTAGTGCCATCCTGCAATACGGCCACTGGCAATGAGTTTATGCATGGTTAGCTCCATTCATTGCCTCTACCACTTTGCCTGAGAGCTGTGTCATCTTGTGCGCTACCTGCGCGCGCACTGCATCCATGGCTGCATCGAGTGTCTCATACTGAGGCCGCTCGAAACGCCACAGAATCAAGCCTGTGCGATTGCTATCAACAAACTTCACCATTCCATGCCATGGCTGCTCCTCAATGCGCTCAATGTCAATCACCAGCTGCAGTGTGTCGCTCAGCTTGTGCACTTCTGTGTGTGTGGTGCGATTCATTACTTACCTGCCTTGTACATCTGTGTCAAGCGGTTGACGTTGCGCATGTAGTGCTTGACGGTGGCGCGCAAACGGTCTGCCTGTGGATTGACTGAGCCATGCACATCAACGTGTGTGATGAGCTTGTCAATGTGCTTGAGCATCTGCTGATAGGCAAACCGCTTAGCCTCAAGCGTTGCATCATAGTGCTCTGTGCCATCCGTGTAGATGTGTGCCATGTGTGTACTCCTACTCTGCTACGACTGATACGCGGTCGATGATCATGGTGCCGTACCGTGTGTGCTTGAGCACCTGAGCCGTCTGTGTGTGCACATCGTATGCGATGCCGAGGCTCTTGGTGCTGGCGCGCTTACCGATGGCCTTGAGCACTGCGCTGCGCATATCGACTGCCTGCACATACCCACAGAAACTGCCACCGATGACCTTGACCCAGAATGTTTGCTTGCTCATCTCTCTACTCCTCTGTGCTACTAGTGATGTAATACTGTATTACTGTATTACACACGTATAGTAATACAGGTTATTCCATTTGTCAAGAGGGAAATTACCTGATATTTACATGATTTGTGCATGATAAAACACTCACGCGCTCATGAGTGTCCCCATCATGAGCGCGTGAGTGTATGTTGCACCGAACCACTAGCAGCACTGTGATTATACTACAGCACTGGTGATTTGCGCAATGTGCAGTAGTGGGCTCTCAGTGAGTGTATTCTCTGCAGCCTGATTGATGTTCGTATTGGCTGATGGCACCACACGGATCTGCAGGATATCACCAGTAGCGTGATAGCGCATGATGGTGCCTGTGTGGTACGTGGTGGCAACGTATGTGTTGCCGAAATATCCGATTGTGGTGCCATTTACCGTGACCTGTGTTGCCATGGTGATACTGGCTGCAGTGGCTAAGCGCACTTGTATCACGTAGTAGCCAGCCGTGGGGATTGTGATATCTGTGGTGGCCCATGTAAAGCCGTTATTACGTGTGGCACTCTGCCATGTAATCAGCGTGCCTGCTGTAGTAATGGCTTGGCTGGCAGTGCGTGTGAGTGTGAGTGCAGCAGCAGGTGCCTCGATGCGCTCGAGGCTGTTGGTGCGTGATTGCTGGCTCAGGCTAGTTGGCAATGAGCTCAATGGTGATGCGCTCCTCTCCAGTGCTTTGGTTTTGAATAGTCACGCGCTGCACTTTGCGTGTCACGCTTGCGGATGGTGTTTGCACAGCCACGAGATCACCAAGAAAGTAATCACGCGCATAGCGCAGGTTAGCAGATTGAATAACCTGCGCGTCTATGGCTTGTCGATTAATCAGCGCGTCTCTCAGTGCTGCATCTCCAAGCGTTTGGTATTGCGCAGTGGTGCTCTCGTTGCGCGCGTCGATAAATCGCTCACGTAAATCGAGCCCTGTAGGCAGTGATGCAGGCCGTGTGGTAATCGCACGCGCTGAGCCCTCACCCTGTCCACCTACGATGGCTGCAGTGATATCATTGGCGCGATCATCATCCACTACCAGTGAGCCAAGTGAGCCATTATCTACACTAAACAGCACAGTAGCAGTGCGATTAGTGCCTAACTGGCCTGTATACCACGTATAGGTATAGGTAGCAGGTGCAGTAAATATGACTGCAAAATCACCACCAGCATTGAGCTGTATCTTTTGCATAGCCAGTAGCAGGTTTTGATTAGCGCATGAGATAGATACTGAGCTCCCTGCACCACTCGTGGCAGCAGTCGTGGCACCTGTGAGCCTGCCATCTAAATACCGCCCATTAGCTGTGGTGGCACTACTACCAAGATTGTAATCAAACAAGCGTTTTAATACGGTCTCTGCAGGCTGTGCAGCAAACTGTGAGAGGTTTGTGAGCCCTGATTTGTATGCCACGATGCGATCAGCCAGCAGCACATTAAAACCAAATGCCACTACCTCATAGGTAATATCAGCAGTGCGCTTGGTACGGATAAATCTGATTATCCCTACGCTCTCACGATAGGTGGCAATGCCATTAGCAATATCAGTGCGATAGTACTCGACAATGGCACCATACACAAGATATGGCACTGCAGGTGATGCGCTTGCCACACTAAATGCTAATGTGTCAATGTCATTCACAATGCGCTGTGAGGCCACGCTGAGCACATCCGTGGCGATTGCCTGCTTAACTCCTGCGCTACTGTAGATGTGCAGCTCGATGGTAGCAGCCATATGCTAGAGCCTTGCAATTTTCAGTGAGGCATTGCTCACGGTGCGTGTTGCCCCTGAGTTTTGCAGGATATATGCCTTGACCGTTGCACCTGCATTGAGCCTGATGATTTTACTCGTGCGCTGATAGGTTTGGTAGGCAATGGTAGTAGCGAGCACGGATTGCTGTTCGCTATCCATCGTATACACAAAGCTGGTGCCGTTGATGCCAAGCACACGCGAGCCAGTTGTATTGCTATCCCATGAGCAAATCGCATCAACGTGGTAGAGCCCTGCAAGGTTAATGGTAAACACGCCTGTTGTGGCATTTACTGAGATAATCGCATCACTCGAGCTGAATGAGATTGAGTATGCGGTGAGATCCACTGATGCGGTAGTAGCGCAGGTGATAGGTGCGCTCAGGCTGTCGAGCACTGCATATATCTGTGATGGCATTTGCAGGCTGGTGCTGTATGGCAGCGCAGCAGTGATGCTGCTGATGACACCTGCAGCTACTGTGCAGGTGCCAAGCGTGATCACGTTATCAGCACCCACTGCACCCTGTATGGTGGTGGTTTGCGCACTCGTAGCCAGTGCAATGCGGATGGTGCTTGCAGCCACTGTGGTAGTGCCTGCACCATTTGCAGTGACGGTGAGCGCACCTGCACTCGTGTTTGCAATGAGCAACACATTATAGGTAGCAGTAAGCCCTGTGGTGCTGATGGTCACACTACCATTCGTTTCATACGTATAGCCATTGATGATGGCTGCACCATCTGCAATGGTGAGTGTGCTGGTGGTGGTGCCACTCATCGCCATGTATGAGCCAAAAAACGTGACCCCTGTGCCATCCGTTTTCTGTGCGTTTGCAGTCCAGCGCGCCGTATTATATCCTGCTGCTGGCCCATCTCCTGTGCCTGTAGTAGCCCATCCAAGGCTACGCTCTGTGCTTGCCATGGTGTATCTCCTTATATGCCTATGTAGCGATTATAGTAGGTGAATTGTACTGTTGCACCTGAGCCCACTGCAGTACTCGAGAGTGAGATGCTGTTCACACCACTCACTGCGGTTGGTGCGCTCACGAGTGCAAACGTAGCGAGATTTGATGCAGTGGTGATGGTGCTGATCTGATTAACGCCTAAATCATCGTACACGGTTTTATATCCATAGCGTAGATCAAATGTCCACACACGGCCTGCAGGGATGTTGCCACTCACCACAATGCTTAGCCCTGTGGTGTTGTTAGTGATAGTGAGATTCGTAATTGAGCCTGTGGCAGTGATCACGGGATAGCTCAGCCAGTTGCCATCATACGTAATGCTCATAGTGGTATTGATAGTAGAGGTGCCCATTGTGAATGGCATTACTAGTGGGATTGCCATCGGTGTGCCTGCCACTGCTGGTGAGATTACTGTAGTGACTGGTGCAGGGTTATACCATGTGGGATCATCCGCGCGTAGCTGCACTACTGTGCGTATGGCATAGCCATCACTTGGTGAGTAGTCATACGTGAGCCCTCCAAGCGTTTTGCAGAGAATGCTGCGCTGTGCACCATCAGGCCGCGTGACAGTGAGCTCACCTGCCACATTTGATGGTGTAAAAATATTTAGGATTTTCTCGCGTGATTGATAATACTCCAGAAGTGTATCACAGCGCACGATGAGTGGCAGCTGTAGGATGCGCGGATCGAGGCGAAAATCTTCATCTGTATCACCCTGCTGCATCGGGCCACGCTGTGTAATTCTGTGCAGTGGTGCCATGCCAAATCCAGCATCACCACCATAGCCAAACGTGAGCCCTGATGTAGCATCGTAACCACTCAGCGTATAGACTGTGCCACCTATGCTGTAGGTGAGTGAGTATGGCATTCCTATGCTTGGTGATGATATTGGCATACTAGTAATTTCCTGATGCTAACTGCAGTGCGCGCATATCCTGCAGGATGCTGCTCTCACTCTGCATGGTGTTGTATGTGGCCGTTAACTGATAATAGTTATTCACTGTGGCAGCACCTGCACCACTTACCGTGAGCCCTGCAGCAGTTTGCACCGCTCCTGCTGATGAGAGCATACCAGCAGCGATGCCTTGCGCCATCGGTTTACCGATTGCATCAGCCATCAGCTTCGATGGTGAGGCAATGCCTAAGAGCTTTTTAAGCCATGCGACTGCACCAGTGACGAGATTGCTAAAGCTGTCGTATAGTTTTTGCCTCATGCTCTCAATACCATCAATAAGGCCGCTGATGATATTGGTGCCTACCTGCTTGACCGATGCGATGACGTTGCTGATTTTTGTAGAGATGCCATTCACGGTATCTTCCCACCATTTGCTGATGTCCTGCTGCATCTTGCCACTAAACACGTAATTGATCGTGTTGTATAATCGCATAAAGGTGTCTACTAAATCCTTTATGTAGTTGATGAAAATTGGAAACGCCACTTGAATGATTGGCACAAGCACCTTCACAATCACGCCAATGACATTAAGAATAGCAGTAACAATATTCCCTAAAATCTCACCGATTGGTGCCATAGCCTCTGATTGTTTGCTCACATCACCAAAGGCCTCATTAAACACCGCGCCAAGTGGCTCAAGCTGTTTATATGCCTCTTCAAAGACAGATACAAGCTGATTCCATACAGGCTCCACAATGCCCCAGAAAATATCAATTTGCGTGGTGATGGCACCAAGCACCTCATAAAATACATCTCTTAATGTGTAGAATGTCGTGAGCACTGTATCAATGGCAGTGCTGATGGTGGCAAAAATGCCATCCCAGTCTACACTCGTGATGCTGTCGCTGAGTGTCGTAAATAGGCTATCAAAGAGGCTCATTAGGCCCACCCAATCCACGCTATTTACCCACTCAGTAAAGGCTGTAGCCATCTCCTGCACTGCAGGCACCACATACTGCACTGCAAAACGACCAAGCTCCTGCAAGATAGGCAGCAAAGCCTCTCCTACACCCTGCTTTACATCGTTGAATTGCTCTGAGAGCACTGTCATCTGTCCAGCATAGGTGTTGACTGCAGCAGCAGCACTACCACCAAATTGCTTATTTAACTCCTCGAGGATGACAGCCTGCGCACCTGCTACATTGCCACCCTCTACCATGCTCTCAATCATGGCTTTTTGGTCACTAGTGAATTGCACGCCAACGCGTGAGAGTGCGCCAATCCCTGCAATAGGATCATTCAACGCCTTACCAATTTGTATGGTAGAGCTCTTTAGATCTTGCCCCATTGCCTGTGATACATCGAGGATAGCCTGTGTCGCATTGTCAAACGTTGGCCCGCCAATTTGCGTAAATGTGGCCAATATGTTTTGTGCACCAAGAATACTATCATCACTGAAGAGGCTCATGCCACTGGCTGCAGATAAATCACTTGCGAGCCCTGCCATCTCCTCAGCAGTCTTACCTGCTGCTGCACCTGTTGAGGCAATAACGGCCTGTGTTTGCGCAAACACGTTTTGAAACTCAGTTGCCTCTGTAATACTATCGCTAAAGAATTGCCCTACTTTTTGCACACCAGCAAGCGCAACATCTGTGATGATGTTGCCTAAGCGCATAAATGCACCCTCAGCGATTTTTCCGAGTGCATCAAACTTACTGCCTGCTTTATCTGCAGTAGTGCCTAGCTCATTGACTGAGCCCTGAATGGATTTTGCGACTGGTGTTACATCATCCTCACCAACGAAACGCACCACCACTGCGCGATCAGTCATATTACTTCCTCATCTGCTGCACTCTCTGCTCGAGCTGTATCATCATGAGTGTCTGCGCTATGATTTCCATATCAGGCAAATCACTTGGCACACAGTGATATACATCTCTGCAGAGAATCAGCTCAATGTACTCCCATGGTGCAGGCCCACTGGTAAACAGATGCTCCAGCAGTGCCTGCTTTAGGTAGGGTTTGGCTTACTGATACGCTCACCTACTGCATGCAATATCTGCTCTAGGTGCTCATATGGTAGATCCTCAGCACTGCTGCCATCATCCGTAATCACTATACGGTTTAGGATAGGCAGGATAGTGCTGAGCTCTAAGCCTTGTGTACTTGCTCGCTGCAGTGTAGCCATATCTTTGATGGTTAATCGCTTGATATCTACAGTGTAGGTAGCTGGCATGTGTTATCTCCTAGGTGTTTGCAGTGTAGGTGATGGCTGATGAGCGCACCACAAACTGACACATGATCGGACCTGCGCCACTTGCGTCAATCGGTGCATACTGCAGGCTGGTGATGCGGCTGTCAGTGGCAGTGGTGTAATCATCGTTACCTGAGCCTGTGCCCTTGGGTAACCATTTGAGCTGGCAGGTGTGGTTATTGACAAATGCGTCTTGCAAGAGCAAAAATGCTTCGGTGGCAATTTCGGTATAAATCACGTTGACGGTGACCTCTACAGGCTCGCGCTTGCCCACCGTGGTGAGTGCAATGTCACCCTCGAGCGTATAGGCCTCACCAGTGATGCGTGTGGATGTCGGCGCATCAATGCTCTGTGTGCTGCCTGAAATGTCCGTAAACGTGGCGGCCGCATTGATCTTCACTGAGATTGTGCTTGCAGCTCCTGTTACAGCTCCCGTTGTTTGAGGCATGATATCTCTCTCCTATTGAACAATTTCACTAAATAACAGCGTACACATCACCGCATGGTATTTGCGACCGCTGCCTGCTGGATACTCAAGCACCATGGGCTTTTGCTCGAGTGTCTCTAACTTCCATGTGTTGGTGATGAGTGCGCGCATGCCATTGAGGTACTCACTCATGTACTCGGTATACAGATCAGCCACGTCACGCATGCCAAGCCCCATACCCACCGCGCGCAATAGCAGCGTATCCGTGACACGCCACTCTGCACTGAGCACTGCACCAGCTCCAAGCGTTTGCTGCTTCATGCGCACACCCTGCATCCCGAGTGGGCTGATGATACGCACTGGCAGCTGTGGTATCTCTGCAGTGTCCATTACCTCGCTGGTTAGCCACACATCCACGTTATCCCCATCAAGATTGATGGTGACTGCAGCCACTGCGCTCAGGATGCTGGTGAGATTGCTCCCCATGGCTATGATCTCCTGCGATATGGATCCAGCGTAACGGCCACATCCGTTGGCACTCGTGCAGCCTGCAATACAAATCCATCAGGCGAGATGATACTGCGATCCGTATCAGGTGTACCCTCACGCTGTCTGTAGATGTATGCTGCAAGCCTGATAGTTGCTGCCACAATGTCAGCAGGTGCAGTAATGCTATACGCAAACCGCCCCACCACACTGATAGCAGTATCAGGCTCACCTACATATGTCCACACATAGCTTGTGTTGCTCTTGATTTTGATGGCATACTTTGGTGTGTAATTTGTTGGCAATAGCACAAGTGATGCAGTAGGGATTACCTGCGCATTGCCATTAGTGACACTCGTAAGCTGACACAAATCAGTATCGAGCATCAGCGTTTGCGTAAACGCGTCAATACTGCCACCATAGCGGATATCAAGCGCATTGTAATAGCGCGTGGTATCTGCTGCAGCCTCAAATGTGCGATTACAATAGGCATCTACCATATGCTGCGCACGCGTGGCTGCATAGCCAAGCTGTGTATCATCAGTATGCGATGATGCGCCAATGTAATCACGCAATTCTGCTGCAGTTATGTATGCCACTATGAGCCTCGCTTTTTGCGTGATGGTGCAGGCTGGACTGGTGCGCTCTCTGTGCTCACTGGTGGTGCCTCAGGCTCCACACGCTCTGCACGCCGCCGAAATACCATGTGCTCAGCCTCCTTGCTGGTGACGCTTATCACGTCACCAGCATTGTAGGCCTTGAGCCTGTTATTCTCTGCGCGCACCAAACCGAGCAGTAGTTTTACAAGCACCAAATCACTCATTACGGATTGACCCCATAGACAAAGGCCTCAGCTTGCGTTACATCGCCACCCCATCGCACCGTGGTAAAGATGCCAGTCTGGTAGTTGGCTTGGTAGAGGTATGGATTGCGGCTGATTTCGAGGCCCATGTTTTCAACAAACGCGTAGTACAGCATGTTGCCAAAGATGATGGGCTTGTTGGTGGTACCCAGTGCAGCGATGTTGTCAGTGAGTGCCACGTTTTTACCGTAGAGGCTCTCCATGCTGCCTGATGGTGTCGGCGCAAAGCTGAAGAAATTACCTTGCAGTGCACGAATGGCACCGAGTGTGCTATTGCGCATAATCCAGCCTACGCTGTTGCTGTCATCGGCATACCATGCAGGCAATTTGTGCGCGATGTTGACGATGTCCGCAGCATCAACGGCCGCAGCACCTGCAAGCGTTTCACTTACTGTGGCGCGTGCCAAGATGCCATACGGCTGGCTGGAGCCAGTGCCACTAATCATATAATTGTTCAGGTGGCGTGCATAGGCTCGACCAATCTCACGCGCCAGAAAGCCCTGCAGATCCATCGCCTCGTCACGCAACAGCTGATTGCTCACCTTCATAGCCAGTGATGCCGTATAGATGGTAATCGCACTGCTGGCAAACGTAGGCTCATCAAAGTTTGCTGCACTAGCCTCAGCGACAAATGCAAAATCACTCTTGCTGTCCTGATCGGCGATGTTGAAGATATCGCGGCTGGTGGTGTATCGCTGTACAGGCAGCTTTGCGCCAATCCATGTCTCATCACGCTTGTCTACAATTTGCGTGGCGTAATCCTCAGGCACCAAAAAGCCACCTTGTGAGCCTGTGCCCTCATTCATAGCAGCCTTGAGTGATTGACGTGCGCCAATCTCGTCACCCGTCTTGAGCCAGTGCATGAGTGCTTGCATGGGCTCATTGCTAAAGCCCTTGGTGGTAAGCTTCTTCGTTGCAGGTGCTTCAGGTGCAGCGATTACGCCACCACCCTGCACAGGCTCTCCAGCGATTTCCACCAGAGCCGCTTTTAACTCTTCACGATCCATAGTCGTAGTGTCTCCTACTGTGTGTGTGTGTTTGATATCTGCTGATGTGCTTGCAGGTGCGCTGTTACCAGCCTGTGCATCTGCCTCTGCCATCTGAGCATACGTATATGTTTTGGGCTCTGCTGGTGTCGGTGTGAGTGATATCTCTCCAATAATCCAGCGTTTAATTGTCGAGCCCTCACGCTCCACTAGGTGCGAGAGCGCACCTGTGCTGAGCCCAAGTGCACCCTTTTTCACCAGCTCCATCACCTGCTGCACATACTTGTGCCTGCGATCGAGCTCTATCTCTACATCAAT